ATTGGTATAGTTTACGTGTTAAAACATCATCACAATGCTTTAAAATGAGTTTAACCCTAAAGTGTACTGTTTTCGCCACCAAAAGAACACTAAAAACCGTTATTGTACTGCTTTGTGCTGGGCTAAAATATTGTAACACAGATGTTTACATATGTTTGACAACAAGAATCACGAAAACCCCTATTTATTTCCTATATACTTTTCTCTTATTTTTATTTTTTTCTTCTCTTTCTCTTTTTTTTCTTTTTTCTTTTTACTTTTTCTATATATACCTTTTTTTTTGTGTGCTTTTGTGCTAATGTAATATAAAATAAAGAGAATCAAGGAGTTAACTCAGCACAAACTTAGCACAAACTAGTACAAAAACTACTGAATAGCACAAAAAAAGAGGGCTAAAAGCCCCCTTGTATAAAAAATAATTGATTAATTTAATCGTTCTCAGTCATTGTATTTGGCGTTACTCCATCAACAATTTCTTTTGCTTGGTCTTCACTTAGTCCAAAAGACACTCTAATAATGGCGATTGCTGATTCTTTTGGTATTAATCCCTGCGCAACTCTCTCAATAACTGTAACCATAGATGTTACTTGCGCGCCGTTAAGTGTTTGGATGGTTTTTTCTTGATCCTCTTTTGGCGGCAGCCCTACTATGCTACGTGCTTCGTTAGTGTCTGCTACTCCACTATCAACTAAGTTAATAGCAATTTCTGACTGTTCCCTTTTGTCTGTTTGAAGCACTGGCAAATGGCTAAAATCAGGAACTAATCGCAAGCCTTCCGCATCCAACCCAATTTGGTGTGTTATTGTGTCGTACATTTCATTAGTTTCTGGAATGATAGTGTCTTGGTATGTCATTTTTAAACCTTGTTTTACATTTTCATATTTACTGGATTGAACGAAAATATTTGGGTTTAATTCGTAGGCTTCAATTATGGCAAGTTTTGACTCGGTCAATTCCTCGAACAGAAGCAAATCTTTTGTGGGGTAGGACATCGGTGTCCATTTCACATCTGCTTCGGTTAAAACGATTTTATCTTTACTACGTTTTGCCCAATCGCGTTGTATTTCTTCTTTTTCTTCTGGTGTCATAGGAAGAGCGCCCCCCATATCTGACTTACCGGCTGATAATATACCTAAAGCACTAAGGTTTTCGAGTAACACATTACGTTTCTTATAACTAGCTTTAATATTCGATAATGGATATTTAAGCGTATCGATACGACTAGCGGTATTTATAAGGTTCACACCGTCTGGAGTATTTAGATAAATCATATCTTTTAGCTCAATATCTTCTTTTTCTTCGTTATTGTACCAAAATTCAAACGACTCAATAAGCCCTTCTATATCCATCTGCTTTAACAGTTTGCCCGTGCCTTTAACTTTTATTTTATTGGTAGGCAATGGAACTATCATATTTCTAACACCGAATGATCGCTCAGGACAATAAGCGAATGAATTATTAAATAAGCCATCGTTAACAGATAGTGAATAGATAACATCACCCCAGCTTTGTGTTGCGTTTGGTTTCTTTATTAGGTCTAGCATCCAATGGTTTTCAACTTCATTTCCATCACTATCAACTAATTTTGGAACGCCTGACGACATCATTGTGGCGCGTCTGTTTATTACTGCTCTAAGTTCTGGAATCTCCAAGTAAAGGTCATAAGGTTTATTTGTGTCAATCCATTGCGGCTCTTTATTTCCCCATATTTCGGAGCGTTGCTTGCTTAGGTATTCCATAAACTTGTCGGTTTTGCCGCTTGACCATCCGAACATACTAGACCAAAAATTTGCCATATCAATCATTTATTATTTGTTGTAAATTTAAGTATTTTAAGTTTGTATAAAAATTTTTTTAAACTAACCTAAAAATATGACTATATTTATCGAAACCTTTTTTTAGGCTTACCTAAAAATATTTGTCGGCTTATGGAAAAAAAGCGTAACAGTTACGGATTAAAAAATTTAGACCTATCTATAAAGGACTTGGATTTAGGCAAACGTGAGGTTGCTATGTACCTTTCTAAGTTCGATAATATAGATAGTGACATGGACATGATTGTTAAAGGTGCTTTTGCACGTTCTATTGCTGAGAGGGGCGTTGATAGTGAGAGCAACCGTAAGATTGCTTTTTTGCGCTACCATGATTGGCAACATCAGATAGGTAAGTTTGTTAAGTTGGAGGAGGATGAAATGGGACTATTTGCCGTGGCTAAATTGGGAACATCCACGAAAGGAGAGGACGCTTTAAGAGATTACGACGAGGATATAATTAAAGAACATTCAATCGGCTTTCAATACATTTGGGATAAGATGGAATGGGTGGAAGATGAAAGCGTAAAGGGTGACGGTTATTATAGAATAGAGGAGGTTAAACTATTCGAGGGATCGGCTGTTACTTTGGGTGCGAACGAAGATACGCCCGTTTTAGGCGTGCAAAAGTCCGCCAACCCAATTGACGACTTAAAGAAGATTGAAGACGAAATAAGCATAGTTACAAAGGCATTGATTAACGGTCGTGGAACAGATGACCGTCTTTATAATCTTGAAATGAAATTAAAATATTTGAACGCTCGGTTGGTCGACCATGCAAACAACGCTATTAAGAGTTATTCCAAACTTGATAGAGTTAAGCGTATCGACAATACACCATCGTTTGATTGGAATAAAGTAAATAAATTATTAACGTCAAAAGATTAAAAAAATGGCAAACGAAAATTTAACACCTGAGCAGGTGATTGAGAAGTTTGAAGCAAAGATAGGAGAAGCGACAAAAGGTTTAGTTTCTTCTGATGTTGTGGAAGGCTTAAAGAGTGAGTTGGAAGGTTTAAAATCCAACAAAGAAGTAAGTGAAATGAAAGCGAAATTCGCTGATTTGGAAACTGCAATTGAAGGACTTAAAGAAAGCAAGAAGTCTAACGAGAACAAATCTAAATCTTTGATTGAGCAGTTAAAGGAAAAATCAAGCGAAATTAAGCAATTAGTGGCGAACAAGTCAGGAGTTGTAAAGCTTGACATTAAGGCTCAGCAAGACCCTGCTGATTTTGTTGGTCGTGATGACTATGCACAATTATTACCGGGTACTGTTAAGAAGCCAGTAAGAGCTCCTAGAATTTTGGATTTATTCCGTAGACAGCCAACCTCTACTGAGTATGTGAAGTATAGAGAAGAGAACGTTGTAACGCGTGATGCGTCTGTGGTTGTTGCTTGTGCGACTTCTACATCAACAACAAAGAAGACTTGGCAGATGAGAACTGTACAGATTCAAAAGATTCGTGATTTTGTTGATGTTTGTATTGACATGATCGAGGATTATGCGTTTGTATCTGCTGAGGTTGAGCAATTACTAAACGAGTCAATCAAGTTGAAAGAGGAAGCTGAGATTCTTTTAGGTTCAGGAAACATTCTTTCAATCGACGGGATTTCTTCTGAGTTTGACGCTGCGAACGTATTAGCACCTTACACGGCTGCATTTGATTCTCCAACATTGGCAGAATTAACGGCAGCAATGAAAGCGCAAATTTACACTTTCGGAGATGAGAACGCTTGGGAAGCTGACACAATCGTGATGAACCACAACGACATGGTTAAATTCATGCACCAAAAGAATGCGAACGGTGACTACTTATTGCCAAACTTCATTTACCAAAACGGTGGTATTTTGAACGGCATGAGAATTGTTACTTCTCCATTGGTTGCGGCGAATGAATTATATGTTTTCGATTCAACTAAAGGTGTTATCTTGGAAAGACAAGGCGCACAGTTGGAAATGAGCTACGAAAACAACGACAATTTCGAGCATGAGATTGTGACGTTAAAAGCGGTTGAGCGCGTACAATTCCACGTTTCCACTATTGAGCAGGATGCGTTTATGAAGTGTACTAATATTGCAACAGCATTGACGGCAATCACAAAGCCATAAATTGAAATAAATCTGTAATTCAATAAATATGACAAAGGTTAAATTTTTGAGAAGTTACGGAGTTGCAAAAAAAGGGGATGCCGTTGAGGTGTCCCCAAAGCAACTTGATTTTTTAGTAAGAAACGGGATAGTTGAAAAGGTTGATTGTAAGGACTGCGAAGATTGTGAGGACTGCAAATCAACTAAAAAGAAGCGTACAGCTACGGCCAAGACTGGTACCACGACAACTAAAAAGAAAACAACAACGACAAAAGCAACAATGGGCGATAAGTAATGAGTTTACTCGGGATAATATACAGTGACTTTGGAAAAGGGCGTTTTGAATTGCACCACGGCATTTACAGCCAAGTGACTTTGCAAAACTACATTGACCGCTACGAATTAGTTTATTTAGCTAAGTTGTTAGGGGTTAAGGAGTTTGAAAAGTTCAAAGCTGATTTGGTTGGCGGTGTTCCGCAGAGCGCGATTTGGGTTAAGGTTTTCGAGCCTTTCCAAGAAGACTACCAAGACTGTAACGTTATCATAAGCGAGGGTATGATTGACATGCTTAAAGGCTTTATTTATTTCATGTATGTTAAGGATTTGACTAATCAAATGACACCAAACGGAAACGTTCGTCAGTTGGGTGAAAATTCCGAAAACATAAGCACTTTGAATAATATGATGTATTCAAGATACAACGAATCGGTAAGGACTTACAGAGCAATTCAGACGTACATTTGCGACAATCAGAGGGACTACTTAGATTACAACGGTCAAAGGTTGGCGTTCAATTATTGGTTATAATGAAGGAAGCGAGCGAACATATTGATGATTTAATAAGCGAAATTGATTCGACTATTGAAGTTTCCTATGATTCTGGTTCGGGGCGTTCTTTAACTTGCAAAACTAAATGGGTTCGGGTTGGTTCTATTGTTACGGATGCGCAGGCAAATGAGTTTGTTGTTACGGAGGTTGTTGATGATGAGTATATTGTAGCAGGAAATGCGGACGGGGTTTTGAATATTCCTAATCCATTCTTTGCGACTGGTACCAAGTTGGCTACAAATTCAGAGTGGACAATGGCTGACCCTAACTTGAACAATAAAACGCCTTTGGTTTGGTTATTAGAAATAATTAGCGAGCGCGGTTATGGGCGTGGCAGCACGTTTGATAGTGAGATTGATGTAAGGATGTTTTTTTTAGATCAAACAGACCCTACGCAATACTACACTAAGGATCACCGAAAGAATGTTGTTAAACCAATGCAGAAGCTCATGAAGGCTTTTTTGGATGTTGTTGAAAAAAACCGTAATTATCAGACTGTTGAGGATTACAGATTTAAAACTTTTGCTAGATTTGGAGAAGAATCTGACAGGGGTGTTTTGAGAAATATTTTAGACGCTAATTTGTCGGGGGTAGCGTTAGAATTGAATTTAACCCGATACAAACAAAATTGTAAATGTTAAAATAATATAATTATGAAAGGATGTAAGTGTAATGTAGGACTATCCAACACAGGGCGCCCGGGATGCGTGCCTATTTTTAGTGTGATAAGCTCTTTAATCTTGGTGCCGTTAAAAGATAGCGCAGGAGTAAAGAACGGAATTGATTTAAGTTCGGCTTTGCCTACTTGGAGCGATTTAGTAAACGAGGCGGACGCATCAAAGCGATGGTTTCCATTACCAAAATTTGAAAATGTTGAATTACCAAAAGCTGATTCATTATTTGAAGAAGCGAATAGCGGTAGACAAGTATTCCTTAGACAAGGTAAAAGGTCTTTTGCTGGCGAGTTGTGGGCGGAAGATTCAACACCTACTTTTTTAGGAAAATTAAGAAACGCAGGTTGTGTTGATTTCGGAGTTTATGCGGTTGATGTTGAAGGTAACTTAATCGGTAGCGAAGTAGATGGTTATTTGTACCCAATCGAGGTTGATAACGCATCGTTTGATCCAAAGTTTGCTTTTGCAACTGATTCAACAACTCAAAAGATTATGCTTGGTTTTGACTTCGCAAGATTATTTGACGAGGCAACTATGTATATGATTACAGCAACTGAAGCGGCGCAAGATTTCACTGAGTTGGAAGGGTTAATTGATGTTAACATCAACAACCTTGCATCAAGTGCTACTGTTGCAACTTTTGACGCTACGTTTGACTACGGAACTGCGGTTAACAAGTCGTTGTACAAGGGTGCGACTGACACGGCTGATTGGGAAATTGAAAACGTGACGCAATCGTTAACTTTTGCGCCTGATTCTGTTACGGAAGCAACTGACGGGAGCTACTCTTTAGATTTCTCAGTAGGTGGAACGGTAACACTTGGGGACACAATTAAAGTAGTTGTTAAAAAGACAGGGTTCAGCGGAAACGCTTCTGTTGTAACTGCGTAAAATTATGGCTGATATTGTTATTAAAGGGATTCATTTCAACCGCGAAACTTTGCGAAAAAGCACCAAAAAGAAAGCCATGAAAGGTTTTGCAGGTGTTGACCGTGAAATAGTTGAACAGGCTTGGAGGGATGCCCAAAAGAAATAAAAGAGGCAGTTAGTTAGTAGTAGTAAAGGAGGAGGGGGTTTATAGCCCCCTTTTTTTTTGTAATTTATAGCTATGATAAAAACAGTTGTTGAAGAGCGAATAAAATTAGCTTTGTTGTTGGATGAGTCTATCACTTGGTATGCTGCACACACGGAGCAAATCAAAGATGTTATTTTGGACTTGATACAAAATGAGCAGTTGATTGATAAAGGGATTGACGCACAAGGCGAAATTATCGGGCGTTATTCAAAAGCTACGGAAATAATCAGCGGAGGACTGAAAAAAGCAGGCGAGCCGTACAACTTACTTGATACTGGTAGTTTTTTCAGGTCCATGTTTATTGACGTGCTGGAAAACTCTATTGAAATTGACGCAAGTTCGGGGACATTTAGGGAAATGCAGAATCAAAATTGGTGGCGAATTAGTATCTTAGGACTAACTACTGATAACCTTGATGAATATGTTGAACTTCTTAAAGAGAATTATATCGAGCTTACGCGCCAAACGTTGGGGCTTGATTGATGAAATGCCGCTATATAATTGGGTTAAATGCAATGATGGAAAGCTAATCTATATAAGACAAAAGGCGGTTGGTGTTGCAAATAGGCGTGACTTGGAAGCTTTTACGACTATTTACGACGAATATTTAAGTGAGTTCGGGCTAAATGACAGGTACAAAAGATACCTAGAAGCTAAAAGAAGGAAGGCTATTTATCAGGCTAAATATGTGATAAAGAAAGACCGTTTTCTGTTGAATAAAATTGAAATAGAAGATGGCAAAATTAAGGATTTAGGGCGTTTTTTTGGTGATGGACAACGGATTGAAAGCGTATTAACTTACATTTCAATGTGGTGTGGTTACAAGATTGACCAAAAAACAACGAGCGTTAAGGAATATTTTACATTATTAGAGGAGTATGGCAAAGCAAATAAAACGAAGTGACGTAAGTGAAAAGGATTTGTACCGTGACATTAGAAAGTCGGCGGAGGACACTATTGGAACGGTTGAAAGCTTAAACAAAGAGCTAAGCGAAACGGCTGAGGTGCTTTTAAAGAAATTAAAAAAGCCTTTAGATGTTACGGCTGAGGGCTTAAAAGAGGTTACGGAAAACTCGGACAAGCTGAACGAGATAATGAAGCAATCGTTAAAGCTTGACAAGGCGAAGGCTGACGCAATTAAAGCGAAGACGCAGGCGGATAATGCTTTGGCAAAATTGCAAAGGGAAAAGATAAAGCAGGATAAGGCTGAGAACAAGAGTAAAAAGGATTTGACCAAATCAGAAAAGGAAATGATTAGGTTAAAAGAAAAGCTTAACAGTTTAAGGGGTGAAGAGGGAAAAGAGGTTGAGAAGTTAAGACAGGAAATTGCCGAAAAGCGCCGAGAGGTTAAGAAGTCAATCCAACAGGATAAAGCAAAGGAGGGCAGCTTAAATGCGCTTAGAATCTCTTTAAATAAAGCTAGACAAAAATATGACGCTTTAAGTGCGGCGGAAAGGGATAATACGAGCGCAGGAAAAAGACTAGCCAAACAGATAAACAGATTAGATAAAGAGGTTAGGGAGTTAGAGCAATCAACAGGAAGAAGCCAAAGAAACGTTGGTAACTATGCCAGCGCGTTTAAAAGTATT